CATAAACCCAATACCTGCTGCAGCTATGCCAATACCCGTACCAATTCCTAATGCAGCTAGTGCTAACATTCCTAATCCTACTGTACTTGCTTCTGCTGCCACACCAATAACAATAATTGAAGCAGCAAGTGCTGCTCCACCAAGTACAAACCATCCTAATGATTTAACAACATCTTTTAATGTTTTTGCTTGTTCTGGTGTTAATTTACTCATTGCATCTGCAAGTTTACTAACTCCTTCTGCAGCTATGCCAATACCTGCACCAACACCTAATGCTGCCATACCAACACCAGCACCAATACCTGCTGCAGCACCACCACTAATTCCTTTACTAGCAGTACCACCTTTAATTGTTTCACTAAGAGTGCCACCACCTTTTGCACCACCAAATTTACCAATATTACCTATTTTACCACCTAAACCACTTTTTATAAAACTATCAATAGAATTTTTTAATCCAATAGATGCCACTTTCCATACACTACCTGCAACAATTAATAGTCCAGCAGCTTTCCACCAACCATTAGAACCTTTAGTAAATTCACCAATCCAATCAGCTATCTTAGCAACAGGTTTTAACATAGTATTAATACCATGTAACATTGGTAATAATGCTGCCTTTAATTCATTAATAGTTGCTTTAAACACCTCATCAAATGTTTGTGCTTGTTTTGCACGTTCTTTTAAACTAACAGTTTCTTTAACAAAACTTTTGGCTTGGTCTTGCGTTAAACTACTAATATCTCTCATTTGACCTGCAAGTAAAACTTGAAATTTACCAGTTTTAGTATCAAATTGAGCAGCACCTTGAATAAGTTCCTTTTCTCGGTCAGTTAAACCCATACCTTGCAATTTATCTGCCATCATAGATATATCAAGTTGTCTTAATGCTATTGTTTTCATCTCATCTGCACTAATATTTAATGCTTTACCAACTTGAGTAAGTCTATCCATGTCAGCAGGACTTATAAACTTTTGAAATGTACCATCACTATTTTTTCTTAAAGTAGCAATACCTTTAGTTAATTCACCAATTTTTAGTTGTAATTTAGCTGGATCATTACGAGCTAAAAATAGTGTTTCAAACATATCCATTTTTGCAAATTCACCACCCATAACTTGTAATTGAGCTACCATACCAATTGCACCTTCAAGTGTTCTCGCAGTATCTGCTGCATTTAATGCTGAATCAATACTAATTTTGAATTTTTCAGCATATTGTGCCATTTGAGCAAAACCTTTTACTCCTTGTTGAAATGTATATCCTTGTAACTTTTTAAAATTATCACTAATATTTTTAAGTACTTTAGTTGTATTAACACCCATTCTTTCAGACGTGTCAACAACACCTTGAACATAATCCATTGTAGAATGAGCATCAATACCCATCAATTCGAATTGAGCACCAAGTTTTGTAGCTTGTTCAACACCAAGACCAGTACCCTTACCAATCATTTCAATATCATTAACCATTTCTGCAGATAAAACACGTGCCCTACCAGTTTCATCAGCATATCCTTCCATTATTCCTTGAATATCTTCAAGGCTACCACCTAATCTTGCAACAAAACCAGCAGATTGTTCAAACGAACCTCGCATCATTTCTGCTTTAATCCCAGACATTCCAAGATTAAGAATAGTACTTTTAATAATTTTATCTTGTGATTGTAAAAATGTCCATGCTTCTTTTAAAGCATTAGCTAATGCACCAGCTAAATCAACAAGTCTTTCTCTAGCTTTTATTTCTTTTTGAAGTTGTTTATTAATTTCATCTTGTTGCTTAGATAATTTTTTTAATGTATCATATTCATTATTTTGTAATTTAACTAAATCATTTAATGCTTTTTTTTGTTTATTATTTAAATCATTATAATTTTGTTGTAATTGATTAATAAGTGATTGTCTATCACTCCTTCTTTCTTGTAAATCAGCGAGTTGTTTCTCAATATCTAAATTACTTTTATATTCAGTTTGTAGTTCCTTAGTTAAATTAAGGAGTTCTTTCATTGCTTTACTTCTACCATCGTCAGCCATAAAAATGTTTTATATTACATAAATACAAAAGATTGAAATTTTATTTTCTCGACCTAAAATTGCTTTTATTTCTTGCTTGATCTTGTAACCTTTCAATTTCTTCATTTTCTTTTTGTAATAAAAATAGAAAATGTCGCCTACGATATATTGGTAGATTCTCAATATAATCAGCTTGAAATTTAGCGTGTTTAGTTAGAATGTATATTTCTTCATCCACAACAAGTTTATACTCGCTCGCTAGGCTTGGGGGAAAAAAAAATCTATACCTACAGTTAAATTTGCTTTAAATTTAAAATTATCTTTAGTAGTAAACTCATAAGCCATATCAACATCAGGACTAATATCTAATATTTTTCTACGAATAGTAAATGCATCCAAAGCTGGCATAGCATCAACAAATTTATCAATATATGACCTTTCAGTTTTTTCATTAATTGCAATAATATGTGCTTTTAACTTTAAAGTATTAAATTGACTAAATTCTTCACTATATGCTTCTTTTATAGATTCAGATTTTTTAAAAAGTTTAGTTTCTTCACCTGAAGTTAATAACCTAATAGTAACCAACTTTTTACGCATCGGTAATTCAACAGTAAAATAACCATATTGGTCAGGTTTTTCTTCAACTTCTTTATATCTAAGATTAAGTAAATCAACAGTAGTTTTAAAAGGTATACCTGTTCTTGGATCAGTTACTTGTACTGTGTATTCTGCACCATAACTTGAAGAGCGTAAAAATAAAATAATTGCATTACGGTCACCCGGTAATAAATCTTCAGGATTAACACCAATAGTTTTAATTTTCCTTTTCAATAACATATCTAATACCATTCCACTTTCAAGTAAAGAAGGGGTCGTAAGTAAATCTTCATCTTTTGAAGTCATATATTCAACATTAACTTCACCAAGTTGATTAGCATAAAACAAACCTTTTGATGGTAATTTAACAATTTCATATGAAACCATTAAGTCTGGGTCAGTTTCTCTACTCATAGTTTTCTCAAATTCTTGTGGATTAAATGTTGGTGATTTTGGAATACCATCGCTTACAACTGAATTAGTTGGTGGAGGAATAATACCTTCTTCACGATTTGATTTATATTTTTTTAGTACGTCTCCAATACTTTCTTTTGATGGTATCTGTTCTTCGTTAATCATAATTTTTATAATTTTTTATAGTTTATTATTATTTCTATGAATAAATACTATGAAAAAAATTTTTGAATTATTCAAGATTTTTAATTTATACTCGTATTATTATATATAATTGATATATTGATTAAAAAATTATCCTAATTAAAGCATATAGTTAAATAACTATGAAAAAAATAGTTGAAAATAAAATATTAGTTATATATATAGGTATAGCAGGAATTCGTAGTGAGGATATTGAAATGTTTACACAGAAAGTTTCTAAAAAAATTATACCTGAGACATTTCAAGGTGAAATAATTATAATTCCAACACAATCAATAGACACTAGAATTGATTGTATTAATCCAAAATATATTTTAGAACCACAACTAATTCAAAAACATACTGAACTAATGAAAGAAATAAATGAACACCTTAAATATCAAATAGAATTAATTAAAAATAATAAAAATGAGTAAAATAAAAGTAGGTATTGTCATAGATGAAATATTACGTGCCAAATGGCTTCAAATGGATAGATTTTTTGTATCTGAGTTCGGAGAAGAAGGTGTTCCAAAAGAACAACCATATGTTTATGATTACTTTAAGTATTATCAATGGAAAGATACAGTAGAAGTAGTTAAAGAATTACGTGAACCAGAAGATACTCCAGAAAATATTAGTCCAATCGATTATCAAGTTGATGAAAAAACTGGTGAAGCTGCATCAGATTTTCTTTTATTTAAAAAACAAGATAAAAATATTCTTACCGCAAAAGAAATGTATAATCGCTTTATGTATGAAGATTATTTATTTGAAATACATGGGGCAGCACCTATAATGTATAAAAATATGGATTTACATGTTAATAATTTTTTATTAAAATATAATAATACTGCAAATTTTATAGTAATGAATGTTGAAAATCGTTTTAGTATACCGCCAACACTTTTTTTCTTAAGTAGGATATCAAGTAGGTTTACTAATTATAAATTTGTTGATAAAGCTATTGATATGTGGCATGATGTGGACATATTAATTACAACTGACCCAGAAATTTTAAAATTAGGGGCACCTTGGGGCAAAAAGATAATTAAATTAAAAAGACCTTATAATGAAAATATTAAAGCTGGTTCATTAGAAGTATTACAAATTGCAGATTTAATTGATAATAAAGAATTCGAAAAAATAATAAAATTTAAAAATAAATAAAAATGAGTGAAGAATTAAATGTTGCAGCACAAGCTGCTGAATTAGAAAAAATTGAAAAAATTAAGGTATCATTAGATAAATTAATTAATAAAAAATCAAAATTTTTATTTTGTGTACCAGAATCAACAAATCCTGTCTCAAGTATATATGAAATTTATTTTCATGCTACAGTAGTAAAAAATATGGGATACGAAGTAGTAATTATGGTAGAAAAGGGTGATTATGTTGTACCTACTTGGATAGAAAAAGAACTTACCGACCACAAGCATATATCAATGTCTGATGTTAAATTAACAGTAGGTCCAGAAGACATAATGGTTATCCCTGAAGTATATTCAAACGTAATGGAGCAAACCAAAAATTTACCATGTGTAAGAATTGGATTACTACAATCTGTTGATTATATGATTAATTCATTAATTCCGGGTACAGATTGGACATCATTTGGCATAAACGATATTATCACCATCTCACCAACACTTAAAGAATGGATTGATGTATTCTATAATAAGAAATTTAATGTTAAAACATATAATATTGGAATACCAGAATATTTTGAAAAATCAGACGCACCACAAAAACCGATTATCTCAATAGTAGGTAGAAACCCAAATGAAATTTCGAAATTCGTTAAATTATTTTTCAGTAAATATCCACAATATAGTTGGGTAACTTTTGATCCAATGCTTACTAAAAGCAAACCACCACAACCAATGCGTAGAGTTGATTTCGCTAAAAGATTACAAGGAAATTTTGCTGCGGTTTGGATTGACAGAATTGCAAGTTTTGGTACATTTCCTCTTGAATGTATGAAATCTGGAGTAATTCCAATTTGTTTAAAACCAGATATTATGCCTGAATATATGATTGAAAGAGATGAAAATGGTGTACCAGTTAAAGCTGTTGAAGGTGCAGGAGTATGGACAGATAATTATTATGATCTTCCAGTATTAACAGGAGAAGTACTTGTTAAATTCTTAGATGATAATATTAGTCCTGAATTATATGATTCTATGAGTAAAGTTGCATTAAATTATAATCAAGAAACAAGTGAAAAACAATTAATAGATATATATTCTGAGTTTATTTCACAAAGAATTAATTTGTTTCAAAATGCAATACAGCCAATACAAGAGGTTAATACAGTACAGCCAATAAGTAAATAAAAATAATAATAAAATTTAAATAAAATAAAAATATGAACGTTTCAGTAATAATCCCAATACATGAATATAATGACCAGATTTCAAATCTTTTAGAGAAAGCAATTGAATCAATCATTAAACAAGAAAATTTAGTGGAATTACCAGAAGTAATTATTGTATATCCAACAAGTCTAGGTAATAATATCACATCATTTAAAGATTCTATACAACTTAAGCATCAAGATAAAATTAAATTAATTTTAATTGAAAACTCAGGCAAAACTAATTATCAATCACAAGTTAATTTAGCTGTTGATGCGGTAACTAATGATTATTTTTCTGTACTTGAATTTGATGATGAATATGGTTCAACATATTTCAGAAATGTCGAAAAATATACACAAACGTATCCTGAAATTGATGTATTCTTAACTATGATGATTGAGGTTAACGAAAAAAATGAAGGCATTAAATTAACTAATGAAACTGTTTGGGCACAACAATTTGTTGGAGAGAACGGTGATATGGGTTACTTAAATGCAAATTCATTAAAACAATACACCGACTTTAAATTAAGTGGTGCAATTATTAAAAAATCTGATTTTATTAATCTTGGTAAATATAAATCAAATATTGATTTAGCGTTTATGTATGAATACTTACTTAGAGCATTAAATAATGCAAGTAAAATTTTTACAATTCCAAAAATTGGCTATAAACATCTAGCAACACGTGAAGGTAGTATGTTCAATAATTATTTAAAAAACATGCCAATTAACGAAAGAAAATTTTGGTTTGAAACTGCAGCAAAAGAATCTAATTTTTCGAATGATAGAATAATCGATACTTCAAGAATTCAAAAATTAATTGTTGAATAAATAACCTTATATTTTTGATTCTATGATAAATGAAAGAAATTGAAATCACAGTACCATATTTTGCTGAAAAAGAAGAACAGGCAGTTTTTGATTATATAAATTCTAATTCTTTAGAAGAAAAAAATAAAATCTATAATAAAATCCTTATAGAACCATTTAAAAAAATGATACAATCTATATTAAGACGATACCCAATTCATATTGGTAATTATGATATGAAAGAAGTTGAGTCTAATGCTCTTACTCATTTGATTGAACATATGATTAAATATAGACCGTTTATTATCGAAAGTAATGTAAACGATTCCGAAAAATGGACTAAATTAGATGTTAATTATAGATTTTGGTTTATTGAAGATGCTAATAAAAAATTAAAATCTTTAATTGAAGAAGATAAGAAACATAATTATAGAATATTTAATGCTAGAGCATTTAGTTATTGTCAAACAATTATTAGAAATTATTATAAGGATCATAGTAAAAAAAGTTATACTGAAAAGAAAATTAATTTATCTTTTGATGATTATGCTGACGAAATAAATCAAAATATTGAATATTCATACGAAATTGAAATGGAAAGTCAACATCAGCTAGAAAAATTAATTAACTCTGTGATATTTAAAATAGAAGATATGATTGATAACAATAATACATTGATGAAGAAAAATGAAATTATTGTCGGTGATGCTATAGTTAATGTATTAAAGAATTGGCAAATATTATTTATGGAAGAAACACCTGAAGGAAAGTATAATAAAAGAATTACCAATAAATTTGCTAAAAATAAAATTTTATTATATTTAAAAGAACAAACGGGACTATCAACAAAAGAAATAAGAATTAGTATTAAACCATTCAAAGAAATTTATTTTTTAAATAAATTAAATTATTTTAATGATTAAAATTTATCAAACCATTATTGATAAAGGTCATGGTAATTGCATGCAAGCAGCAATTGCTAGTTTACTTGAATTATCACTTGAATCAGTACCAAATTTCATTTCATTAGGTCACGATTGGTTTAAAACATATTATCAATTTTTGCTTAAGCATGGTTATGAGTATCAAGGTTCTCTCTATAATAACAATCAATATCGAATTATAAATAAAAGAAAAGGAATTTCTTCAGCCAAATTACGAACCAAATTTTATAGATTAAAGCAAATGGAAGGAGTTAAGGGATATTTTTATGCTAGTGTTTATTCACCCAAATATTACAATACTAATGATAAACCACCAGTAACGCATGCTGTTATTATTGATAAAAAATTAAATATTATGCATGATGTGAATCCTGAAAATATTAATCTTAAAAAATATCCTGAATATAATAAGATTAAATTTAATGGAATTCTTGACGTTCACATGATAAATCCAATTTCTAAATAATAACTATTTATATGTACTATAACTAAAAAATGAAATGTTATATGTACTGTAAATAATAGGAATTAAACAAAAATTATTAATATGCGCCCACAAAGAAAAAAAATAGAATTCAATGAATCAAGTGTAAATAATCTTCTACAAGAAATCTACAACGATTCTCATAACATTAAAGCAAAAATCACAAGACTTTTTACAAAGTGGGAAACTAAAGTAAAAGAAAGTGGTGAAGTACAAGCTATTGGGGATCAAATTGTAAAATTAATAGCTGCTGAAGCTAAAAATCAAGATCAAAAAATTATGCTACTTCGTTATTTAAAAGAAGTGGTTTTTGATAATAAAGTCGGAGGCGGTTTTAATGGCAATAAAAATAATGATAAAGATGAGGATTCTGGTAATGTATCAACTAATAGAAGAAATGAATTACTTAATTTTGTTCAAAGCGAAATAGAAAAAAAGGGTAAAAATAAAGATTAATGAGTTTATCTGATAATAAAGGGAATGTTTTCACCACTATTGGTGCATATACTTCGTTAAATCAAGAACAAAAACCACGAAGACCAACTAATCTATATCCATCCATCAACAATAAAAGTGATATTGTTCCATTTTTACTTGACGTATTAAAAACAATTGCTGGTAGTGAAATTTTAAAAACTGTGATTGGTGAAATGTTTACTAAAATTGTTGATTCTTCTGAACCAAAATTAAAAATAGCATTAAAAAAACAATTCATTCACTCCAATTCTGGTGAACCATTACCACCTGCTTTTATCTCAAATGGAATTACAATACCTGTTAAAAGTATTGATAGTACTGGTAAATATAAAGTAAATAAAAATTCAAGCGAAGGTAGTTTATTATATAATACTTCAGTACCAAATTTTGATAGTTCTGCACACGATGCGATATTAAACTCTGGAACAAATATTCAATATAATAATATGTTAATTAAATATATTCCAGAATCAGATAGTTTTAATATAAAACCAACCACCATTAGTAGTAGTTCAAATATTGGTGATTATTTTAGTAATTATATTGACAATGCATTAATACTTGATAAAAAATCAATTATTAGTAATGCAATGAATAGAATGTATGGTACTCTAACAAATAATGAAGATAAAACCGAACAACAAACATATGATGAATTGCAAGTCGAAAAAATGCTTGAGCAATTATTAAATGATGACGATTCCTTTAAAATTACACCTAAAGATTATGCGGATTTACAACAAAAAGCACATGAAATGACGATGGGTGTTATAAACTATGATATGGGTTGTGGTATTTTATCTACACAATTATCATACAATGATTTTTATGGATTAGTTGCATCAATATCTGGTTCAACAGACCCATTTGTTGTTGGTAATGCTGTTGAAGCAACAATTAATCAAAGTGCAGCAAATAGTGATGGCAATAGTGGTAGTAATAATTCAGAAACTACTACAGAAAATATGCAAACAATTAAAGATGGATTTTTTCAAAGAATTGTTAACGCAATAACAATGTCAATGCTGTTAGCAGTAACTGTAGCACCACAAGTTAGAGTATTAATGGCAATAATGAGTAGTATTGAAAATAATGGAGCATTATTAATTACTACACCTAAAGAAGACATGATAAGATATAAAATTTGTATTAAATGTTTATCTAAAGAAATTATGAAAATTATTGCAGAATTTCTATTTAAATTATCAGTATTATATCTAACAAAATTATTAAAACCAATCATAAAAATAATTATAAAAGAAAAAATAAATCAATATATTAAAATAATAACTGGCTTAATTGGTGCTAATAGTACCGTATCTAGCTTAACATAATAAAATTAAAAATAAAATGGCAATTGATTTTAGTAGTATTGATGCAATTATTGGTGGATTTGGTAAAATACTAAGTCTTTCTACACTTGGTGGACCACCACCAATACCATCAGTATTAATATTGGTTGGAGTTCCAACACGTCCCGGTTTATCTCCAACTAAAATTGCATCACGAATTATTGCTAGAAAAAGCGAAGCTGGATTACCTGTTGGTGTATTACCTTCTGGTGTTTCTAGTCCTGATGAAATAATGGAACGAATTCGAGTTGAAGAAATAATCCGTGGACTTCAACAAGACGCTCTCATTACAGTAGCTGTTCCACCGGGAATAACACTAACTGCTGCTGGTATTTCACCTGCTGGACCAGTCTCAGTATTTGGTTCAACAATAACTATATCAAGAGCATATGGAGTAATACAATAATGGAAAACTATACTAAATTTACACCGACTGAATTACTTAAAATAGGTAATGAAGTTAAAACAAAACATGATAATTTAAAACAAGAAATTATTGAACATACATTTCAAATAGAAGAAATTGAAAAATTAATTAATGAAAAACTTATAATATTAGATGAATTAGAAAAAAATTATGTCGCCATTATTGAAACAATAGATAATTATGTCATTCGATAAACCATACATACAAACTAGTAATCCACATAAACCACAACAACCAACAATTGTACCACAAAGAACAATATATTATGGTGAAGTAATGAGTATTGACGATGATACTGATGGTGGTAGAATTAAAGTTAAAATACCTGATTTAGATAATAGAACATCTAATGTTGATGATTTACCTTGGTGTTATCCATTAATACCTAAATTTTTTCATCAATATCCACAAGTTGGAGAAGTCGTTAGAATTTTTCTTGAAGATATAAAATTTCCAATGAGAAGTAGATTTTGGACTGGTAGTGTAATATCACAACCACATAAAATTAGTTTTGATTCAAAATTTACCGCAACTTCAACAACTAATTATGCTTTAATTAATCCAGAAAAAGCACCAACAACATATCCTGATGCAAATGGAGTATTTCCATTAAAAACTGATGTGGCAATTATTGGTAAAGTTAATAGTGATGTAATTGCAAGAATAAATGAAGTACATATCAGAGCAGGTAAACATGAAAATAATAATATATTAAAACTTAATACAAAAAATCCTGCTGAAATTAGTTTAGTTTTTGAACCAATAAGCGATACAACAACATCAAATACATATTATAGTAATACTATTATTACTAGTGATAAAATTGCTTTAATTTCACATTCAGGAAATCCACAGTTTAAAGCAGCTAGATTAACACCTGAAGATAGAAATAATATTTTTAAAAATGCACACCCTCTTGGAAGAGCAGATATTATTGTGGAAGTATTAGATGTTCTTAGAAAAGCATTAATTAATCATATACATGGGTATTCATCATTACCTGCAGATAAAGATGATATCATAAAAAAATTAGAAAAATTAGATTTTGATTTAATTTTACAGAAAAATATAGTAATTAATTAAAATTAATTCATAGATTTGCATTCTATGGATATAGATATACCAAGCAAACTATTCACTTCGTTTAACGATATTACTTTTTATGATGAACCGCATAAATACTATATTAATGGTAAAGAATTAATATCTGTAACTACATTAATTCATAAATATCAAGAGGATTTCGATGAAGATTATTGGTCAGATTATAAAGGCAATCAATTAAATATTAATCCAAAAATAATTAAAAGAGCTTGGAGTTTTATTAATAAGAAAGGTACAATCAAAGGTTCTGCTATTCATGATTATGCCGAAAATCTATTTCAAAATAAAATCTTCGAATATCCAAAACAATTAATTCTTAACGAATTTGGCTTTGATCCAATATTAACTGAATATCAAATTACAAAAAAACATGTTGATAAATTTTATACAGATGTACATAATAAATTAATTCCCATTAGAACCGAAATGGTTGTTTATGATAAAGAATCATTGATTGGTGGTATGTTAGATATTTTATTTTATAATATTAAAACAAAAGAATTTCAAATTTGGGATTGGAAAAGTAATAAGAAATTTTCCAATGAAAATAAAAACAAACATTTATTAAGTAAACTTTCTATTCTTGAAGATTGTGATTTAGAGATATACTCATTACAACTTGAATTATATAAACAAATTATTGAAAAAATAATTGGAATTAAATTAGGAAAATCATATTTAGTTTGGTTTTCTCATAATAATGAAAGTTATAAAATAATTGAAACAAAAGATCGGAAATACTATGCCAATATGTTAATTAATGATAGAATCGCTGAATTAGGTGCGTGAATATATGAATTTCATATTGCCACTATCATAAATTTTTAAAAATTTAATTTCTTTTTCATTAGTATTGAATTTTTGTTTACTTAACATATCTTTTTTACAAAGTTTTTTATTTTCACTATTCCTACTATTATAATAAAAATAATTTGGCTTAGTGTTCTCAACAAAAGTAAACCCTAATTGTTTATATTGATTGCCTTGATTATATCTTCTATCTACAATGGCTAGTATTGATTTTGGTTGGTATGTTTCTATGAAATAATTTAATAATTTACTTGCTCCATCAATTATTTGAGTATTTAGTTTATCACCAAATCTATTCATTTCATATTCACAATTAATATTGTTCTTTCTTTTAAACGTCATAACAGATATCAATTCAGCATTATGAAATAAACCTACTCTGATTTTACTTTTAGTGACACCTTCTATATGATTATTTTCTAAGAAATTAGAGCAAGTTATTTTATCAATTTCTTTAAGTATACAGTCACAAGCAAATATCTTGTTATCAAATATTCCTAATTTAGATTTAATGATACTTTTAACAATTTCTTTCTTATGTAACCATTCATCTTCAAATATATGAAGTAATTGTATGCCTTGTTTCTCACATTCCTCAGTTTTATTTAAATGATAATTTTTATTTTTAAACTTATTTGAGTGCCAAAATAATCCATCAATTTCAATACCTAACTTATTATCAAGTAAATATGTATCAATTTCCATACCATTTAAAATAGTTCTATTTTTCGATTCATAATTAACACCCAATGAAGTAATAAAATCTTCCAATGATTTTTGTATTTTAGAAAACGATTTGTTTTTGTTGCAAACAGTACAAATAGTAGTATTATTCGAAATTCGAGATGTTAATAAATTAGAATTAATTTTAAAATCATTTCCACAATTCGAACAATGAAAATTAACGTTGTCATTCTCAACTAAATCATGTTTAATATAAGTAATAGTGTTATCATTAATTCTATTTAACATTCTTTTAATGTTAAATTCTTCACCAATTTCAATATTTCTATTCCTATCATCAATAACTGATTTAATTTTCATTGGATTATTAACTCCATAGTTTTTAATAAGAGTAGCAATTTGTTTATTTTTTATATTATCATCTTTCATTGGATTATTAATACCAAAATATTTAATAGATGTTATTCTTGTTTTATTTTTATGCTCATCAGATTTATTTAAACATCCAATTGAACAATATTTACTATATCCATGTCTTAATGTTCCAATAAATTTAACATATTTATTACAGGTGGGGCATCTTGGAACGTCTTTTAGATCATTAATATATAAAAACACTTTTTCAATAAATGGAATATTACTATTTAATGAATTATTCATTATACTTAAATATAATTCATTTTTATTATTTTTTAACCACTTCTCATTGGTTTTATAACCAGATTTATTATCAGTTAGGAAAAAATCTTTAATATCATTCATAAAATAAAAATATTATACATTTGACCACGTTTTTCTTGTAATTATATCACTAATTGTTACTTGTGTTACATTAAATAATTTAGATAGTTCACTTTGACTATAATTATCATTTTCATAAATATATCTAATATTAATAATATCTTTTTCATTTAATTTAGATGCATTTGCATTATTACCTTTACGATTTTTCATAACATTAGAAATTAATTTTCTATTTTCTTCCGATACTTTTGTACCATATTTAGGATGTTCATTACCAAATTTACCATACATTGGATTATTTTTACCTTGCATTCGTTGTGATGCCAAATTTTTTGTTTCTTGATGACATTTTCTATTTAAAAATATTTTCCGTGGTTCATTCATATTATAACCAAAATTATTATTAAACGAATTAAATTTTTCTATATATTCTTTTTCTTTATCTAATAATTCATCAATTGAACATTCTAATAATATTGAAAATTCAAATGTATTAATTCCATATTTGTTCCATGAAGATTGTAGGTGTGAATTGTGATGTTTATTGTGATTTAAATACCATCTATGGTCACGCCATCTTTTCTTTATATTAGTAGCACTACCAATATAAACTTTACTATTTATTTTATTTAAAATTTTATATATTCCAGTTTTAATCATAAAAAAATAAACCACAAATATATGAAATATTTATGGTTTTAATTAATATTTTATTTATATTATTGAATATAAGGTAATTATTACAAATTCAAAATACAGCGCCATGGCTGGATTTCTAACGTAATGTTTGTTAATTCATCACTAGTATAATCATTATCCATAAAATCAATAGACGTAATCATGCATTGTTCGAGGGTCCATTTTTCAACTTCGACTCCGGTTGGGTCTAATGCTTTTAAATAAATGTCTTTCTTATATCCCGCAGCGTAACCCATCCTTCCAGTAAGTGATTCTGCATGTAAGCGAACCCATTCCATAAGAATTTGTGAAGTAGAAGGACCAATTGGGTCAAGAAAAGTAATTGACATTGTATCCCAAGTATATCTACCTGCAACATAGTTTTGTTCATTCATGTATTGAATAGGAACACTATTAATTTTTAATGAAGGTCTTTTAAATTTTTGAACTTGCCAAACTTCAAGTCCAATTGTATCTGAAAATTCCGCAAAAAACCTATTAACCCTCTTAGGCTCATATTTGAAGGGTATTGTGCGTATCATTTCTCCTGCCATAGTATTTATTTTTTAAAAATTATTTTAATATTATTATTTTAATGTTTACTTTTACATAATTTAAATATAAATACTATGAATAAAGAAAACGTATCAAAATTAGAGTTAATTAATTACTTTTTATGTGATAATAAATCTGGATATAAAACAAAAGAAAAACACGTATTAAATAATTTTGTTGGTTTAATCGATTTAATTAATGATTATAATAATAAATTTTTTATAGAAAATACATTTCCATTCACACAAAAGCTATATAATTATTTATATAATATAATTGAAATTCCAAAATGCATTAACTGTGGAGCAGAAATTAAATGGAGAGGAATATTTACTGAAGGTTATCTAACTTATTGTTCAAAACAATGTAAAAGTTCAAGTAAAATTAGAATTGAAAGAGCAAAGAAAACTTGCTTAGAAAGATATGGTGTTAATTCACCATTAAAATTAGATGAATTTAAGAATAAAAGAAGTGATACTATTTTGAATAAATATAATGTCAGTAATATTTTCGAACATCCAGACGTTAAAGAAAAAACCAAACAAACAAATTTATTGAAATACGGAAAAGAATTTGCAATCCAGTCAGATGTAATAAAAACTAAAAGAAACGATAATAATTTTATAAAATATGGTGTAAATAATCCACAATCATTAGATACAGTAAAAACTAAAAGAAAAAATAATAATATTCTTAAATATGGTGTAGAGTATCCACAATTACTGGATACATATAAATTAAAAATGGCTGAAAAATATAAAAATAATTTTAATGAAAAAATGAAGCAAAAAAATTATATTGTTTTAGATTATTTAGAAAATGATATAATAATAATGAAACATCCAGATGGTCACGTTTTTGAAATACCAAAACATATCGCTAATAGTAGATTTAATATAAATATTGAAATATCAACAAAATTACTTCCTTTAGGTGGAAGTGTTTCAAGTGGTGAAATTGAAATTAGAGAATTTTTAAAAACATTAAATATTAATTATATTACTGGTGATAGAAGTATATTAGATGGTAATGAAATTGATATATATTTATCTGACTTTAAAAAAGGTATTGAATTTGATGGCTTATATTGGCACTCAGAATTATTTAAAGATAAATACTATCATCTCAATAAAACTAATGAGTGTGAAAAACAAGGCATAGAATTAATTCATATTTTTGAAGATGAATGGATAAATAAGAAAGAAATTGTTAAAAGTATTATTAAGAGTAAATTAAATATATTTGATAACAAGATATTAGCTTGTGAATGTACAATTAAGGAAATTGATAAAATAACTTGTTCTAATTTCTTAGATAATAATCATATAGAAGGTAATATTGAAAGTAAAATTAGAATTGGACTATTTCATAATGATGAATTGGTGTCTATTATGGTTCTCAATACAACAAATATTGAAGACGAATTTGAAATAAATAGATTATGTAATAAACTAAACACACAAGTACTTGGTGGAGCAAGTAAATTATTAACTCATTTCATAAATTCATATCAACCTAAGTCAATAATAGCCATTGTAGATAGAAGATATAGTCAAGGCAGTTTATATAAAGAACTAGGATTCGAATTTATTGAAAATATTGAACCCAGATATTGGTATTTCATGAAAAATGAAACTATTCATTATAATAGTTTTAAATTCAGAAAAGATGTTTTAATTAATGAAGGTTTTGATTCCAATAAAACTGAATTTGAAATAATGAATGAAAGAGGTTATTTAAAAATTTATGATTGTGGCAGCATGAAATACATATAGTTCCAATTTTCATAGTATTTTATAGTCTATGAAGCAAGTTTATAAGGTATTACCCTTACTGGATGAACTACAACACCC